GTTCACCGCGTTCTGCTCGGTCGGCTCCATGGGCGGGTTGAGCAGATCCTTGGCGTTCGGCACCTTCAGCGTCTCAAGCAGACGCTCCTCGACCTTGCGCAGGTTGTAGAGCTGCGGCAGGGCGGCCGCGCGCTGGGCCACGGCCTGCACCTGAGCGTAGCGCTGCGCCTCGCTGAAGATGTTCGGGTCGGACACCGGCACGACGTCGAGCACGCCGTCGAAGTCCTTGCGCGTGGCCAGCTCCTCGCCCGCCTCATCCTCAAGGCGGGTATCGTCGAGGTTGTGCGCGTTCAGGCGGTCGAGGATGCGCAGCATGCGCCCCATCGCGTCGTACAGGCGTGTGTGGATGGCCGAGTAGACCACCGCACCCTGCTCTAGCTTGGCCAGCGTGGTGCCGACCGGCGCGTTGGGGTTGCCGTCTGCGATGTCCTCCATGGAGGTGCGCACGACGCCCTTGCCCGCCTCGACGAGGAAGCCGAGGAGCTGGAACAGGACAGGCGACGGCGGGTTGTACGGCAGCGGCATGGCCAGCTTGCGCACGTCGTCGACGTTGAGGCCGCCCTCGATCTCCTCGGTCTGACCGGGCTGGATCGTCAGGCTCTGGCCGCCTGCCGTGCCGCCCTTGAGCTTGAGCATGGTCTGGCTGTTGCTGATGTGCGCCGCGTCGAGCAGGGCGCGCAGTGCGCCAGTCGCCGCGCCGGACAGGCCGCCGATCATGTGCGGCAGGCCGATAGGGTAGGCACCGCGCCACGGGATGAAGGGGAACTCGACGTAGTGCTGCAGCTCTTCGCGGTACTCCTCGTCCTCGTCCCAGTTGCGGTAGAGCGAGAGTATCTTGCCGCTCGGCTTGTCGATCGTGAGCACGTAGGGCGACGGCGTCTCGTCGTCCTCAAGGGTCAGGTAGGTGTAGACCTCGTAGACGATGCGCAGACCGTCCTCGTTGTAGCTCGACGCGTCGCGGCCCTCGATCTTGTCGTTGGCCACACCGGCCACGGACTGCTCGGGCTCCATGCCCGACAGCGTCATGTCGACGTCGCGGTACATGCCCGCCTCGACGCGGCGCTGATACTCGAAGGCCGTGAGGTACTGGACGTGCGTGCGGCGCTCGGCGGTGTAGAAGTTGGTCGCCGCGTAGGGCAGGTACATGTCGTCGATCGGCACGAACAGGAAGGTCGGCCGGTTGCGCGCCTCGTCCCAGCCCAGCTTGAGGTACTGCGCGCCGCCCAGTGGCACCTGCGTCATGAGCTGCTCCAGCTCGGCGCGGACCTCGGGGCACTGCACGGTCATCTGCCAGTTGAGCAGGCGCACCTTGCGCTTGGCCTTGTTGATCTTCTCCTGCGTCATCGGGCCGGAGATGTAGTCCTTGGCCGGACCACCGGACGGGAAGATCTCCTTCATGGCTCGGGCCGCGAAGTCGACGCAGGCCTCGGTCATGAGCGGGTGCACCACCTTCGATGCGCCTTGGAACTGCGCGCCGCCGGGCGCGTCGTCGCCCAGACCGGTGCGGCGTAGGCCCTCCTCATACTGCTCGTCGCGCTTCTTGCGCGCGTCCTTGTCCTTGCTGATCAGGTCGAGGAACGTGGTCGACAGGCTGGCCAGCTCATACTCTGGCATCTCCTCGGCGAGGTTGGCGTAGAACTCGCTGTCTGCGGGCCGCACGTCATCGTCATCGAGACGGACGATCGCGCCGCCGTCGGCAGTGTCCTCGACGTCGTCCTCGACGTCTGGCAGATCCACAAACTCGCCCTCGTTCTCGTCGTCCACGGCTTCGTCCTCTATTGACTGTATGGGTTTCTATACTCTTTCGGCGGCGGTCTGTCACCATCCCTGCTCACCGGCGGCTTGGTCAGCTTGATCAGGCCCTTGTCCATGGCCACGCGGATGGCCTGCGTCGTCTGGTCGACGTGGTCGTCATGCTTGATCGAGTTGCCCCCCGCGAAGGTGCAGAGCTGGTAGATCACCGGCTCGCACCACGTCTTGGGCTTGCCCGCATGCTTCTCGCTCTCGGGCATCCAGACGCGCTTCTGGGCGAAGATCGGCGAGGCGATGTGCAGGCGCGTCAGCTTGTCGGCGCGACCGGGGTTGTAGGCGTAGGCCGTGATGCCCTCACGTTCGAGCATCTGGCGCAGGCTGATGCCGCTGCCCTTGTCCTCGATCAGCAGCATGTCGGGCTTGCGTCCCGACGTGCGCGGCTTGTCGGATCCGAATAGCGGCTTGATCAGCGCCGCGTCCTCGTCGTCGCCGTAGGGCGTGTTCATCTCCCGCTTCACGCGCTTCATCAAGTCAGGCAGGCCGAGGTGGTCCTCCCAACAGTCGAGCAGCATGATGTGGCTCATGCCCTTGTACTGGAAGACGCCCCACACGCCGCACGCCGTCGGGTCGGGGTCGTGGCTCTTCTTGTCGATGCTCTTCTCGGTGTAGGCCGTGTCGAGGCTCATGATGATGTAGTCGAACTTGGGCAGCGTGCGTGTCGACGGCCACAGGTTGATCCAACTGCGGCGGATGATGCCCGCCTCCTCGGGATCGATCAGCTCGCCCAAAGCCTCTTGGCGGAACAGCTTTGTGCCTTCCATCGACATGATCTGGTCGCGGAAGGTGGGCGCGAGATGCTCCATGTTGGACATACTCGTGGCGCGCGTCACGACCACATGCTTGCCGTCGCGAGCGACAAGGTCGCGTATGAGCTGCTTGGGTCGGGGTGTCGTCGTGGCGATGATGCGAGGGTTCGCACCCAGTCGCAGGGCGAACATGATCATCTGCCACGCCTCTTCGTCGTACGTCCACGCGGCAAGCTCGTCGGCCCAAACGCGGTGCCACTGACCGCCGCGAAAGCGCTCAGGCTCAGAGGCCGGTATGCCCTTCAGCAGGGATCCGTTGACGAGTACGATCTCGGACAGCGAGCGATTGTGGTCCTTTATGAGCTTGGGCGGGATGCAATTGAGCAGGCCGCTGTCGCCCTCTATGCAAGTGTCGCGGATGTCGCCGAGCGTAGGTGCAGTGATAAGCGATCGGGATCCGGGGTCGCGCCACGCCTCCCACCAGACCCACTCCGCAGCGCACCGCGTCTTGCCCGCCCCGCGTCCCGCCAACAGCAGCCAAGTGCGCCAGTCACCCTCGGGCTCGATCTGGTGCGGGTGCGCACCGGCGAACCAGCGCATGCGCGCGTCGTACGCAATGCGATCTGCGAAGGGTAGCTCGGCCCGAGCTGTCTTGGCGGCTGCGAAGGCGGCCTCTATTTCGTTAACCGGCAGCACGCGCCCCGCGCTTCCGGCCCTTCAAGGCGTCGCTGAGTTTCTTCCGGTGCTCTTCGCTCTTAGGCTTGCCGCGCGTCGCGTCGCCGAGCAGGTTGCGCAGATGCTCAGGGCGTGGGCGGCCGCGCATCGCCTCGGAGCGCTTGGCGCGGGTCTCAGCCGACTGCTTCTTGCCGAGGTTGGCGGCGCGTAGCTTGTCCTTGGTGGCTTCGCTCAGTTTGCGACCGGTCAGCGCCTCGGCTATCTTACGCAAGTGCTCGGGGCTTTTCTCTCTGCCGGTCAGCGCGGCCGCTGTACGTGCCCGCAGTTCAGGATCCGCCTGCCTGCGGCGCTGGGTTTCGGACATGCGGGCTCTCGTCTCGTCGGACGCAGGGAAGCCCTGCGCGCCCAAACCGCCGACCGCAATGTTGTAGCCGCTCGGCGTTCTGGTGCCGCGCTCCGCGATGAGGGCGATCTCGCGATCGCAAGCCAGCTCAAGGGACAGACCGTCCTCGATAACGGCTATGCTGAACGCCTCGACGCCGTGCTTACGTATGGCGGCGTAAAGCGCGCCAGACTGACCGGCCAATGCCAGATAGCAGTGCGTGGCGAAGCGCTTACGCGCGCCGGTCTTGGTCAAGCCGATGTAGGCCTTGCCCGTTGCCGCGCAATCGATCTGGTAAACGCAGTAATCAGACACCGGGTGTCTTAGCCCTAGCAGCCTGCTTGGCCAGTTCGAGAGCTTGGTCAAGGGCGTCGGTCTGCACGACGAGCGGGTTGTCGCTGTCGCCGAGGGCAGGCTTCTCGCTCCAGCGGCCCCGCGTCTTGAGATAAAAGATCATGGCCGTAGTGTCGCCCGCCATGGCCTTGGAATACAAGTTACTGGCCACGTTTGCCACACCGCGTGATGCAGCCTCGTCCAGCTCGTCGCGGTAGTGCTTCTGCAGCGTATCCTCGGAGATGCCCAGCTCACGGGATATCACAGGCTGTGTGGTGCCGACCTGCGCCCACGTCTTTACGAGGTGCCGCGTCTCGTCGGTTGGAACGTGCGCGGGCCGACCGCCAGTGTG